TTCGGCGGTCTCGGACGACAAGCTTCGTCCAAGTTTGACCACACTTGTCAGGGCCACGAAAGATGTGACCCAAGCACAAGACCTTTTGAACCTTGCTCTTAATATTTCGGCGGGTACTGGCAAAGATTTGGAGACAGTTTCTTTGGCGTTGGCTAAGGCACAGACGGGCAATGTGGGCGCGCTTACACGTCTTGGTGTTTCCCTTGATGCAGGCGCTGTGGCATCCAAAGACTTCGACACCATTCAACGCCAACTGGCAACCAGTTTCAAGGGCGCGTCCGAAGCTGCAGCTGCTTCTTCTGCTGGCGGTATGTCCCAACTGTCAATCACCGTTGACAATCTCTATGAACTAGTCGGCTCAAAACTGTCACCAGCGGTCAACGACTTTGCCACGATTCTCAATAAGGTCATTCCTTCTGCCACCGAAAGAGCCACTGGCGAAACCAACAAGTTTGCTGATGCTTTTGGGAAATTGTTCTTATATGTCACGCCTTCTGGCAGTTTGATTAGAGGCCTGAAATCCCTTGCCGGGCTTCTTCACACCGTTGCTGGCGAAACAGAACAAGTGGGCAATGTCACTTTCTACACTGCAGCTGAGTTCCGCGACATGGACGCGCTCATGTCAAACAGGTACAACGAGACGCTAAAAAAGACAGCCAAAGAACTAGCCGAACTACGCAAGAAACAAGCCGAAGCGCGCAAGATTGCCAAAGACCATGCTGACACTTTGCGTGATCGAGTAGTCACCGCTGTTGACGCTGTTGGGGCCAGCCTTCAAGATGCCAAAGACCAACTTCAAGGGTTTGCGGACACCACTGCTGATTCCATACGCGGTTTTGTTTCCTTGTCTGATGCCTTTAAGACTCAAACAGATGCAGACAAAGATGTCACGGACGCATTGAAAACCCGCAAGGATGCCTACGCAGAACTGGCAAAACTTAGCCCAACAGAAGACGCTGAACAATACGCAGACGCGCTCAACAAAGTTGCCGAAGCTGAACGAAACGTGTCATCTGCCCAGACCACCCGCGCATCATCAAACTATGCACAGGTGTTTCAACAGCAAATTGCAGACGCAAAACAGTTCGCCAGCAACCTTCAATATTTGACCGGGTTCGGACTTTCCCAAGACGGCCTTGCTCAACTTATAAACCTTGGACCAAGCGCGGGAGTGCAAGTTACCCAAGACCTAATTGGCGGGGCAAACGGAATGAACATTGCTTCGTTTAACGAGTCCCTCGCTGGTCTTTCTTCTTCAGCTGCAAACCTTGGATTAGCTGCAGGCAACGCATTCTTTGGAGGCAATGTCTCCAGAGGTCAAACAGCACTTGACCAAGCCAAGACCTACCAAATCACAGTCAATGCTGGACTTGTTTCTAACCCTGCCCAAGTTGGGCGCGACATCATCGAAGCCATCAAGAGCGCGGAACGACTATCGGGTCAGGTTTTTGTGTCCGTATGAGCCAGCCACAACTTCAAGTTCTTATTGGTTTCCAAACCACTGTCGGGTACGGGGAAAATTTCCAGCTGAATGACGCTTTCTATGGGGTTCTAGATACGGCAGGCCGTGGAACTTTAAGTGGAATCCGACCTGTGGATGTCACAGAATTTGTGCAATCCGTTTCCATCACTCGTGGACGTTCACGGCAACTTGACGAATTCAACTGTGGAACCGCGCAAATAAACCTCTGGAATAAGACCCGGACATTTGACCCTTTGAACCAGTCATCGCCGTACTGGATTGGCGCGCCAACAAACCAAACAGGAATTGTTCCGCGCTTGCCAGTTCAAATACTTGCCAACGGCATCCCCATTTTTACAGGTCTGATAACTGACTGGGACATTAACTATGACCTCGGCTTCAACGACACAGCCACAGTGCAATGTGCAGACAACTTTACTGTTCTGTCAAACCAGCAAATCAATGTGGTCACCCCATCGGTTGAGAAGACTGGGGCGCGAATTGACACAGTGCTGAACTACACCGAAATTGCCTACCAAGGCGCGCGCTCAATTGACGTTGGTTCATCCACCCTTGGGGCCTTCCAAATTGACCAAGACACAAACTGCCTGAACTACCTTCAACAAATCAACACATCCGAACAAGGCTTTCTCTATATGAGTGCAAACGGAACCCTCACTTTCAAAGGTAGAGCAAGCGTTTTGAACCCTGTTTCTGGAGCCACATTCAACGGTGACGGCACAGGTCTTCCTTTCAACAGCCTCATGAACCAATACGGCGATGAATTGCTATATAACGTGATCAACACACAGTCACCAGCTGGGGCAATCCAAACAACCAGCAACGCCACCTCCATTGCTCAATACCAATCCCAGACATACAGCCTCACAGACCTTCTCAACAGCGCCACGCTAGAAGTTGCAGCTCTAGGCAGTTACCTTTTGGGCCGATACCAAAACCCAATTTTGAGATTCAACGGTTTGCAAAGCCAATTGTCAGGCATGACCACAGCCCAACAAAACATTGTTCTGGGCCTTGACCTCACCAGCGTCTGCACAGTAGTGAAAAACTTTGTCACTGGGACACCTTCAAGCGACAGTCAAACCTTGATTGTTTCAGGCGTGAACCATACAATCACACCCGGCAATCATGTCATCTCTTTCACATTCGAATCAACAGACGCAAATGTTTATTTTGTTCTAGACGATGCAATTTTTGGAACCATCTCAACAACCAACCTTCTAAGTTTCTAAAGGAGACAACCATGGCAATACAAACATTCACTGCTGGACAAATACTTACTTCAACGCAGATGAACACCCTGCAACAGCAGGCAGTAATGACCTTCACAACCGAAGCTGCAAGAGACACGGCACTGCCCACCCCGCTGGAGGGCATGGTCTGCTATTTGACAGCGCCGACTGTGGCTTCAACTTCTTTGATGATTTACAACGGCTCGGTGTGGGTTGACCTTGCTTCCAAGACTGCAGCCAACGCAACTTTTAACCCTGCCGTTGGTGGTTTTGTCAACACCGCAACGAGCGTCTCGGTCTATACAGGGACAAGCGCGCTGGTCACGCTTATGTCGCCGGGTCTTTCAAACAGTGGCGGGTCAACCACTGTCATGTCGTTTGCTGTTTCAGGTGCAACGACAACAGCTGCAGCAGACGCAAACGGCTTTGACAGTGTTGGGGCTACAGTCATCGGCAAGTCGCGTTCGCTTGTTATTGCGTTAACGGCAGGACTGAACACTTTCACAATTGCCTCAAGAGCTTCAGGGCCGACAGCACAAATCCTTGTTCCTTCGATTACTGTTCAAAACATTCTCTAATGCGAAAAAGCCTGATTCTATTGGTTGTTTTGGGGTCACTAACAGCGTGTGCTGACCGTGAACGCCTCAACTGCCCACGGACTAAAAACCAAGTAATGACCCGCACAACCGAAATCACCACCCCAACCACCACCCTTGCTCCAGAAGGACGTTGCTCATGAAATTGCGCGCACGACTATCAAACGAAGAAATCAAAGGACGACTCATTTTGATCGTTGGCCTTGCAATCTCCATTGCCTTTGTAGGCACTGTGTTTGTACTTCTTTATGGGCTTCTTTTTGTGACACAGCCTCTTGAGCAGGCACCCAATGATGCTGAGGCTTGGAAGATTCTGTCTCCACTCACGTTGACCATGTCGGGCGTATTGGCGGGGCTCCTCGCTTCAAACGGGCTCAAGGGAAGTCAGAACGATAAGGACAAAGAATGAGCGTTCGCCCCTATCCGTACTACCCCGCTTGGGATGGCAAGACCACACAACCAGTGACCAGCAAACTTGTTGAACTATGCAAAGCACGTTGGGGTCTTGTTTCGCTAGGCACCTACGCCAATCGAGCTATGCGTTCAGGTGCCAGCCTCAGCGTTCATGCCACCGGGTATGCAGCTGACTTGAAATACAAAGACGAAGCACAGGCGCGCATCATCTGGGATTGGTTCCTTGCCAACTCCAAAGCCCTCGGTCTATGTGAAATGCACTGGTACGCCTATGGTGACTACGGCGCGGGCTACCGCTGTTCTCGTGGCGAAGGCAAAGCGGGAGTCAAGATTTACACAGCCGATGACAATTC